CATAGGAAATAATCTCTAATTCATCCGCTATTCTATAAACCATATACGATGCACTCTCGATTATCTTGTTTTCAATCTGTGCCGTAGCCCTGGTATAAATAGATGGACACCAATCTTTTTCTCGCACATACAATCTAAAACGGGCTGTCTCTTTTTTAGAATATATTGGTCTTAAATTTGTAATGGCTAAAGTATGCGCCGTGTTAGGATTAATGTTCGAAGAATCATATTTTTCTGCATCGATAGAGCCAGTGTGAAACTGCTTCGTTAAAAAAGTATTAGAATCTACAGTCCCGCTTGACCATACATCATATAGCGTTTTAACGGGAGTAGAAGCAGCAGTTGCAGCAAATGATGCCGTATAAATTCCCGTCCTATGCCAGCCTCCCGTAACAGCTTGTGGATTTTGATTAGTGGTAACCGCCGATGCACTAACAATGTGCAAAGCGCCACCCGATGGAGCGGTATCTCCTGCATTGCCTGAAAAAATAGACAGCATAATTGAGCCTGTCGTCCCAATCTCAGGTATATCTCTCAACTGCCCTCTGCTATAATTGTAGAGATAAAAAGTATTTAAGTTATCCACACCGGGAACTAGCGAGCTACTATATTGAAAGTTCCCACGATCATCTTTATTTGTTGAATCCCAACGTGCCTCTATAACCGGTCGCTTAAAGAAGAATTCTGAATCTCTTCCGAAGAACTTCTTTGTATAATATGATTTTACTGCACCAGACACATTAGGAACAGCATATGTTGCCGTCTGTGCATTATATGCCTCTTGGGTGCCTGTGAGCTTTAATATCAAACCATAATTTGGTAAGAGATCAGTAACTGAATTGACATCGTTTGCCCACATCTCTACCAATGGTGTAATGTCTGTTTCTATATCCTCAGTACCATTTGCAAAATGAATCTTAAAAACTTTATTAGGATCCGAAGCTGTTCCTATTCCCCCCGAGAACTGGCTGGCTACAGTTATAACACTATCAGAAACTGCGGTGCCAGCTATATCTGAAACTGCATTACCAGCAGAACCAATTGTCGCCATTGTGAGGGTCACGGTTTCATCAGATGCTGTAGCTGAAGCATTCAAGGTATTGGCAGTATCTGCCGCATTAACGGCAGCAGCTATGTTTGTAGCAAATTGATCTGCATCGCTGTTCGCATTTCCAAAAGCTATTTTCGTAGCAGTAGACGTGGTAAGGCTATTATCAATCGTGAAACTGACAGATTGTCCTTCAACATCAGTTATGGTGAGAACACGAGTGTTCGCTTGACCGGCTGTTTTGCTTAAAGCTGTTAGAGTGGCTGTAGCATATACTGGATCTGCACTTACAAAATCCCCCCCTTTATTCTCCCATGAGCCAGTCAATCCACCATAATCCCATGTAGCCCCTTCTTTTCCGTATGTAAGGTCGGTATACTGTTCCATGTCCAAGCCGGTGCCCTCTCCCCAACTTCTTGTAAGGGCATGAGCCATTAAATAAAAATCTTTTGGCAAAGTCAGACTATGTTTTGTGTTATACATTCTCAAATAAAAACTTACACTACCGCTTTTTGGAATCACGCTTGCGCTTCGATCAGTCTGTATACTACTAATAGGAAATTTTATAAGAGCCCTCGTAAGCTCTGAAGAGAGACCCACCGTTGCTGAACCACTTGCCTGACCATATATAGAAAATATTTCAAGAACATCGGAGGCGCCCATGTTCGCACCCGTGCCCCTTGTTGATAAATCCGCCTTATAAGCATTAGTTATTGTTGTATCTGCATTCGCGAAATATCTTTTAATCGCCATTATTTAATAACTCCCTTGATATCGCTTTTAGGATATTTCATTTCCATACACACGTTCTCTGGAACTATTAAGTATCTTCCGTCGGCAGACATATTATCTTTAAAAGAATATGTTGTGTCTGAATAGCTGCCCCCGTTTCTCTTAGTAAATTTTACATCAGAAACATCAACGACGCCCCGTGTCTTATTCAAAAGTGAATAAATATCCGTAATGTAAAGCGGCTCACCAAAATAACGAGGCTCTTTGTAGAATTCTGACAACCTAAATATCGCCCTCTGAAGAACCTCGAATTTGTTAAATTCCGGATCCGATATTAATGTGAGATCAACCCCAAAATTTACTATTCTACCGTCAATAATGTCGATGGTGTCGTTAACCATCTTTACTTTTTCTATCCACACCTTCAAATTTTCCTTTAATAGCACGGACGCCTCAACGAGTGTTTGATTAGAGTTTTCAGAAAGTACATACAGATTTAGATTTCGCTTAAATGAATCCGAATCCTTCAACACTCTACATCTCTTTATCGCCCCAAATTGTGAGGGCATCCCATAAATCAAAGATTGATAATCTTTTGTTGTAACTGCTCTGTTTTGTGTCGCGAAGAAATCACCGGCACGCCTTTTGATCTCTTCTATACTTGGGTTAGCAATACTGCCCACTACCGGGCTATAATTATAAGCCTCAAAAGATCCTAATACTCGCCGAGCCAAGTCATTGGTAATTTTTGTGGGATCTGCAAATTCAACCATTGGCTTCGTTACCCTTCGCACGGCTCCAGCCGCCGCATTTGAAGAGTCAGCAGTATTTACTCTATATGTAACCAGCAAATTTGTGTCTGACGGTCCTATCCCGAACTTATCTGTATCCAGCAACCTAGAGGGATCAAAGGAAGTATCACTAATATAAGTTCTGCCCGATCTGTCCAAAACCAAATTCGAAGGCTCAGCCACCGAATTGGATGTAATTTCAGAATCAGAACCATAGCCAAATTGCAAATAAGACGTAGTTCCATCTTGCTCTAATACAAAACGTCTTGGCACAACAAAAGGCTTTAAAATAGAAGTAACTTGACTCGTAGAAGCTCCAGTTCTATTCGCCACTTCTCTATACACGACGTTTTGTGATAAATAATCAACTTGGAAATATTCATGCCCCTGATCATCGAATACTGATAAAATTTCTGCCACCCTTCTATTACCCAATCTAATTCTTTTGAAACGTTCATATGAACCTACGACTTTCCGTTCAACAACTATTTTACCAGACACTATCTTTCCCGTTGCTTTTACTGCATATTCGCTCGGGACTCCAGTGTCATTATTAACCCTAGCCGCAACCACTTCATTCGCAGGGTTAGCGAAATTTATATCAGCCATCAAAATAAACCCAGCGCCCGTTGTAGATGCCAATTCTGTTCCTCTTTTTAAAATGGGCAAATAATTTGTATTTGGNCCTAAACCAAGAGAATTGGCTGGAACAGTGCAAAATATTTCACAATATCCGGTTGACGATGGGCTCCCAACATGTTTATACCCCATCTGTTTGGCATGTCGTATTACATTTGGAACTTCCGTTGCCGTGTCGAAAAAAGATTCATTAGCTTGATAATCGAGATAAAAGGATAGATTATCCCCAACATAAGAAACCATATCCAGCATGAGCGCACCAAATGAGGCTTCATTAAAATCTCTGAAGCTCTCTGGATAATATCTCTTTGCGTATTGAACCAATTCATTCTTAATTGAATCGAAATCGCGTGCTGAATAATTAATGGGTGTGATTCTTTTTGCCATCTTTGGTTACCTCTAAGATTAATTAGTATCCTATGCAGAAATAGGAATCGTAAGTACGGCTCCCACGCTTAAAGGTACGATTTCATATTCTAATGTGATAGACAGCATATTATCAACTATTGAACTGCCTTGTCTACCAGTAGGGGTATCATTATCAAATTTAATTTTAGATATTTTGATATACGATAAATATGTACTTACTTGTTCCTCAATGCGCGCCCTAATCTCTCCTAGCGTCTTTTCTACATAAGGTTCGAAAAGATAATTTCTAATACCAATGCCGAAATTAATATCCATTACTCTTTCGCCGGGTGAGGTCAAAAATAGCATTTTTAAATTTTGTGCCGCCACTTGCGGAACCGTTTTCAAAAGTTGGTAATGCCCATCATCACCTGTAACCGCCAAGGGCAACGAAACTGCTAATCCTACTGCCATTTTCTGCTCCCTCCTTTATATCTACGGACACAATACATCATTCTTATCGGTTGGCTTCTCGACTTCTCGACTAATCTTCCACCATGGTAAATCTATTTTAATATCAATTTTCTTCTTCGGCATCTTCTTCTCAGATTCTTCTGGTTTGTATGACGGATCATTTCCGTGGTAATAGCTCAAAAATACTCTTCTTGCTTGCTTCTTTGAATCATCAAATGTTTTCCTATTCCAAGTTCTGAAGCCGCTGAAAAATCCTGTCCACTTGCCCCCTTGAACATTCCATCCATCCTGAGCCCAACCAATAGCAGGCAAGAAATTCATGATGTTATAAATAGCAAGCCACGACACCATTTTCTTCAAAGGAATGCAAGTTTCGAAAATCATCTTATATGGATCCGTATCTGCAAGATTATCCACCAAACAATCCATGTTAGCATCCATAAATGTCTCTGCATTATCAGCCAAAATCTCTATGGTATCATAAGACTCTAAAACAAAATCTATTTCTGTTGCAGCAAGCGGAGTTAAATATACTGGTCCAGTGAATG